CCAATCACCGCCAGCTTTCGTTTGCGGTAATGGGTAGCGTTTGCAAGCACCAAAGTGACCATCGTTTTGCCAATATTTACAATCTTTACAGTTCATGTTCCTTCCTTAAAAGGGTATATCGTCGTTGGAAAAATCATCTTCTGCTTGCGTAGGTTCAGGTTTCCCAACAAGCGCACGATATTCTGGTGAATCCATAATTATTTTCTTTACGCTATCCGACAAAGAATCAAACTTTGCGCTGTCAAACTTGTTTAAATCAAACATGAATATTTCATTCACGCCATCTGGCAAACCATGTTTTGCCACAATAGAAGGCACAGCAGTAAGACCGTCGATCGCAGATTTTTGTTTGCCTTCTTTGGAATAATTAATAACGTTGACCATAGCAAATTTGCCCAATATGCTGCGCGTTTCAAACCCTTGCGGCATATTGTTGAAATCAATGTTTAGCCAAGCTTGCAAATGCTTACGAAGCGTAGATTTCTCGCCTAAGCTGGCGTTATAGTATTTGGTAACGATTAACGGCTTGCCATCGTCGTTTACAAGCGGTTGGCCTTTATCATCGTCGCCATGCAACTCAAAGTAAAAGATCATTTTGCGAGAAAGGGTAGCTTTGCCTTGCCATTCGCCTATTTGGGTTCCTATGTCAACGATCTTGTAAAGGCGTCCTAAATGACTGCCAGCAGGCACAGGTTTAAATTCGCGTTGTTGATTAGATGGTTTTGTCGTAAGTAACATTTTGATTATCCTTAGTTGTATAAGATGATTTGCCGCAAGCCCAGCGAATTAAGCTAATTTCGTCAGGTTCAAGCAGGTTTTCGATTTTCCAAAGAACTGCGTCTAAGCGTTCTTCGATTTCGTCCATAAGTAGCTTTTGATCGTCCATGAGTAAAGTCCATTAAGTTAAGTCGCAAATTCACGACAGGAAACAGGTTAAGCTAGATTAATTGACCTGTCAAACATTATTTGTTAATCTACGTTAATGAATGATTCCCAAATAATAGATATGTTAGGTGGCCCGACAGCTATAGCTAAACGGCTAAATATTTCACCGCCAGCGGTATGCGTGTGGCGTAAAAACGGCATTCCAGAAGATAAAAAGGTTTATTTAGCGGCAATGATTGAGGAACAATCGGGCGGTTTAATGACTAGAAAGGCCATGTTTCCAGCTATGTATGCGTGGATTTGGCCTGAGATTTCACTAAAAGGCACTAAATGACGCAAATAGTGCTAGTGTATTGGTACTAATTTCTCGCACCGCTATCCTTCGGCGGCTTAGGCCTCAATTAAACCTTGAGGCTTTTTTTTTCTTGTGCTATCTTGTGCTTGTCTATGTGTGGGCATAAGACAAATCAAAGCCTTTTAGCTTTGGTTCTCAACCTTTTGGGGCGTGCCCACACACGCAGAGAGCCAAGACTAAAGGGCTTTTTTGCGTTTAGGCAGTTAATAGGTGGTGAATTCGCAGGCTGATGCGACTAAAACGCCGTAAAGGTTGTGGAAGGATTGGCAGCAAGGGTTACAGCCCCATCCTCCTGAAGAACTGTAATTCTTTAGGATACTCCGATCAACTAAGCTGGAGTTCAGTACCAGCCACCACCTATTAATTGCTTAATAGACCGTTCTGGTCGCGTCAGCAGAGAGCCTTGTAGGGGCTGCCACCAAGAAAACCTATGCGCTTACTGACAAGACAGCGCGTGAACTTACTATGGGTATCACAGGAACAAGAGAACACAGGTGGTGTGGCGGCTAGGCGATCCGAAATCGTCCTCTTGGAAATGAACATAGTCCTTCGGGTGTAGTAGCTTGTAAGACTTTACTTTACGACTTTACTGAAGCAAGTGGCTAAATTGGGTGAGTACCACCTAATTGTCTTGTCCTATGCCTAAATCAAAAATAAATAACAAGAATGTGTAGAAAATGCTTGACTACAACATTAAGACAACTTAATAATATTAATCAGGAGGAAATATGACTAAAGATCAAATAGATGAGCTAATGCGCGAGAACGGTATTGTTATGGTTGGTGAAGCTGTTTATGCATTGTGCAATTTAGTTGAAGAACAAAGCGCAGCAGCCGAGCGCGAGGAATGTGTGAAATTATGTAATTGGTTAGCAGATAGGTATCCAGAAACTAATGCTGTTAGTTGTTCAGAAATAATTAGTATAAGAGGTTCAGATGGTTTATAAGCGTGTGGACAATAATCAAGTTCAGGTCGTTAAAGCATTACGAGACTTAGGAGCTACGGTTCAGCATCTTCACGGAGTTGGTAAAGGCTGTCCTGATATTGTTGTTGGTTTTAAAGGCAAAAACTTGTTGCTTGAAATCAAGGATGGTGATAAAAAGGTACTTACTCCAGATCAAGTTAACTGGCACAAACTCTGGAAAGGACAGGTACACGTAGTAACAAGTGTAGATGAGGCTAAATTACTATTATGGAAACTAACAAATGACTATCGATCCGAATGAAGCAATAAATTTTATGATTAAGAACTCCGAGGCTTATGCACTAGCTAAGGCTCAGGTAGTTTACTTAACGGAGTACCGTAAGACAGTTAAATCTCAAGGAATTCTACGTAGCTTAAAAACTACGGTGGTTGAGAAGGAAGCTGATGCTTATACTACGGTTGAGTATAAAACGTGCGTAGAAGGGCTTAAAGAAGCTGTTGCAGAGGCAGAGAGATTACGTTGGATGCTCGTTGCTGCTCAGGCTCGTGTTGATTGCTGGCGGTCGATGGAAGCGTCGAATCGTGCTGTGGAAAAAGCGACTTTGTGAAGGGATCAAAATTGTTCTCATCGTATAGCATCCATTCGTCAGCCTCGTCGTCAAAGTACATCCAAACACAGGCTTCGTTATCGTATTTCCAGACAATACCATCATCATCCATTTGCATCAGTTCAACATACTCAGCTTCAAACCAGAAATCTTGTCCGTCGATAGATATGCCGTACATATAGCCTCCCAGTTGTAGAAATAGTAGCAAACCTAAATGAAATTTACGTTAACAGAGGGTAAAAATATGAACAAAGATACTTTACTAAATGACAATGTATTAGACGATAGCAACTTGGCTAAATGTGATTACTGTGGATTCATAGAAGATTGGGATTCAATACCTAAGGTTAGTGATCCGTACTGCTCAGATGGAACGGTTACTTGCTGCCCTATGTGTAATCAAGGTGAGAGCTTTACCAGCTATAAGCCATGAGGAAACGCGAGAAAGAATATCTGTCTAAAGTTGCAGACATAGGTTGTATAATTTGTTATCGTTTAGGGTATGCGGGTACTCCGGCAGAGATACATCACATTCGTGGTATGGGTTTAGGAATGGGTGTCAGAAACTCGCATGATAATTGTATTCCGTTATGTCCAGAGCACCACAGGGGTAACACTGGGTATCACGGTTTAGGCCGTAAAGCCTTTGAGCGCAAATACGATACAACTGAACAACACTTACTTATTCAAGTAAAGGAAATGCTAAATGATGAAGAAATCGAAGGCTGCCAAGAAGGTAGCTAAAGTAATGACTGAATTCGGCAAGGGTGAACTACATAGCGGCAAAGGTGGCCCAGTAGTTAAGTCTCAACGCCAAGCAGTCGCTATTGCTCTTTCATCTGCTGGAGTTTCAAAGAAGAAGAAAAAAGGCTAAGTTCAAGTTTTTGATGTTCTGAATTTGTTAATACTTGTAGATTTTCAATTCTGTTGTCTGTTGGATTACCATTAATATGATGAACGTGTTCATGAAATTCAAGTTTGCGTCCTAAGTGCTGTTCCATTACGTATCTATGTTCGCGCACTTGTTTACCATTAACTCTAATAACAATGTACTTCCTTTGTTCTGTTTTACCTGCTCTAAGCATTAATGGGCTATTGTTTCTGGCTTTCTCTGAAATTTCTGGATGAGCAAGAGTGGTGCATCTACGAGAGCAAAATTTTGCAGTATTTTCTCTATTTTTTGCTGCATAAAACATAGTTCCACATTGCAAGCAGTTATAATTTTTGCCATTTTTACGTTTTTCTGCTCTTGCTTTTCCATGTATTAAAGCAACATGTTTTGATGAGCAAGAACGAGAACAAGATTTAGTTGTTTTTCTTGATGGAATAAATTCTTTATCACAAGAGATACAGTTAATTGGTTTCATGATAGCAATTGCAATGAGTTATAATAGCCATAGTGTATACTGAGGATGATTATGAAACAAGGACTATACAGCAATATTCATAGCAAACGTAAGCGCATAGCTGAGGGATCAGGCGAGAAGATGAATAAGCCTGGTACTAAGAATGCGCCAACTAAAGCAGACTTTAAGTTAGCTGCTAAGACTGCGAAGAAAAAGAAATGAGTGCGGCTTGGACAAAGAAAGCAGGTAAGAATCCTAAAGGCGGTCTTAACGAAAAAGGTCGTAAATCTTACGAGGCTGCGAATCCTGGCTCTGATCTAAAAGCTCCAGTTAAATCAGGTGACAATCCACGTAGAGCAAGTTTTTTAGCTCGTATGGGTAATATGCCTGGTGCTGAGAGAAAACCAAACGGTGAGCCTACTAGACTGCTGTTAAGTCTAAATGCTTGGGGTGCAAGTTCAAAAGCTGATGCAAAAAAGAAAGCAGCAGCAATATCTGAAAGGAATAAAAAGAAATGAAAGGCATGAAATCTTGTCCTAAGTGTAAGGGTGGCGAGTGCAAAGGTGGTAAGAATTGCATGATGGAAGATAAAGAAGAAAAGAATGGTAAGAAAAACGGAAAGATCGAGATTGAGATTAGTCTGCCCAT